ATCTTTTATCGTTGCGATATTATCCGCGTATGCTTTTGACAATTTACCCGCTAACCCTTTTGGATTTTTTGAAGTTGGTTCGTTGTGGATTGTTTCGCTTTTCGCTTCAATACGGCCTTCCATTTTTGCGATTGCTTTCATTAACTCATCGCTTTTAACTTGCAAAGATTTGTAACCTTCCATTTCGGATTTGATTGCGTCTAAATCCGCTTGCGTTAATAAATTTTGTAGTTTGTCTGCTACCATTTTGTTGATTTGTTCAACTGCCATTTCTGGCGTCATTGCTGCCGTGTCCGGCGTTACATTTGGATCCATTTTTTTAGAATTTTAAATTATTTACTACGTTACTCCAATTAAACGGCTCATTGAACGGCTCGCTTTTTACGGATTGAATCGTGATCGGATCCGCGCTTGCAAGTGTTATTAATTCACTGTTTAAATATTTTATTTTCATTTCTATTTCGTGCAATCTTTCGTCGGTTCCTTTGCCGTTTACGAGTGCCTTAATACAAATGTTTAATTCGTTTGTTATTCGTTCAATACGGGCGTGTTTTTGTTGCCCTTTCATAACCTCAACAACGTTTGTTAATTCGTTCGCTCCAAATGTAACCGCGCTGCCTTCGTAAAGTTTTACTTCCATTACTGAAAAATATCCACCCGCTTCGCCTGTTCCATCCGGGATCCATTTTGTTTTGTCCTCGATATATTGAAACCCGATTGAATGTTCACGAATTATTCCGTCTTCATAATCCCTAAACGCGTCTTCGCCTTGCGTTGAAGTACCTAATTCACCAATCGCAAAAAGCCCGTTATCGTCTTCATTCAATTCAAGAAATTTCCCGATTTGCATTTCCCAATTGTGGTGACGTAAAAAAGCAATTTTTCTGTTACCGGCGCTTTGTGGCCCGCGTTCCTGAATTGATTTTGTAAACGCGCCCTTTTGGATCATATCATTATCGGAATCGATATTATCAAACTTCGCTAAATAAACCGCTACCTTTCGACCTACGGAATCAATATCCCGAATTTCTGCGGATGCTTTTGTATTATAAAGGTTATTTCTCATTTTATTTACTATTTCCTTTGTTTTATCGGTGTGCAAATATCATTTTTTATACTGTTACGGGCGTTATAACCTCTTTTGGTGTCGTAATTAAACTATTTGCAACGATTGAATCATAACCATAATATGAAATCAATGTATTTACTGCGGTTTGTCTATCCATTTGCCCGGTTGAAACAGCCGTATTTAAAGCGATTATTCCGTCCAAACCTCCAACAGTACCTTTTAAGTTTGTTTGAGCCTGAGCGAGCGCCGCCTGTTGGCTTTGAGTTCGATCTATTGGTTGTATTTCAATATCAAACTGAGCCGCATATTGTTCCGGTGTAATAATTCCGTCCTTTAATAGTATTGAATAGCTATCCACTTCGATTTTTTGCGCCTGTGATTTCTGCATTTCGTCTTCCTGTAAAACGGGTACGTGGTCAAAACAAGCTTCTAAATAATACCCTTGTTGGCTTAATCCAAATTGGTGCATGATTGAATCGTACATCGCTTGTGTTTCCGGAATTATAGTATCTTGATAAACCATTTTTAAACTATCGCGAACGTTTGAAAATGTGGATCCTTTGTCGCTTGAAAAAAGATTGTAATTCATTCCGAACGTGTCAATAATTGCAATTACATCAGCGGTTAACTCTTCGAATAACATTAAATCGCGCGTTGGATAACTCATCGGATTCCACGTAACATTACTTTCAGTAATCATTATTTCGTCCTTTTGACGTCTGTACCAATCGCGCTGTATTTTAGTTCGCTCCTCCGGTGTCATTGGAATTGCCCCACCCATATCTGAATTTTGCGCGGATAAAATACCGATCGCGCCTAAATTTTCAAGCAATACGTTTCTTTTATTGTACTGCGCTTGAATATTTGACAAAGGGAATCGAAGCGAGTCAATTCGTGAAATAGGTTTAACGATATTCATTCCATCCGCTGTGGTCAAATAAATTGCTTCTTCCCACGTGATTAACTCCGTTGCGCCGTCGTCGTATGTAAACAAAAAAGAATCGATTAAATTCTCTTTGTCCATTTGCTTTAATTTCCGGCCGCTTAAATTAATCCTGATTTTGTTATTTGGTAAAACAACCATTAAATTTCGAATATCAAAAGATCGTTTTGGTGCGTATGCAACCACATTTGAATACAAAGCATCCTGTACACTCATCGAATAAACTACATCCGACCAACTTTGAACTGCATTTGGTTGTGTAATTAGATCATTTAACCAATGATTTTCTACTAAATCGCCTTTTGCATCGTATAATTTGGGTTCGTTTCCGCTCATCATTGACGCGCGTTTATTTATTACCATGCGAAGTTCTGGAATATCAACAAACAATCGCCACGCATCGCCTGTGTCCAACCAAACCGCCTCTTTTTTTCCCCAAACTTGAGCCGTTGGGGGCAAAGTGTTACGCACAATATTTGAATATCGATCGCGACTAAATAAATTATCTGTAAAGGCTGTAATAAAATCGAACGCCATTAAATAGTTTTTGACAAAATTAGTCGAAAATAATTAGGAAATCGCTTGTAAGTTAATTTTTTTTTACATAAGGTGTTTAAACATCGACTGCGCGAATATTGATAAACCTGCTAAACAATCCGGAGCGTCGTCGTTTTTGTTTTTGCCCTCTTTAGAATAACTCATTACATTATCGATAAATAATTCGCTTTCTGGCGTTCCTGATTGAAGGAAATTAATACGCTGTTGAATAAAAACGCTATTCATTAAAATCCGGGTTTGTTTGTTCGTTGAATTGTGAACTTGTAAGATTTTAGTTTTAACCTCTTTTTGGATTTGACGCGCAAACATCGCACCCATCGAATTGGATTCAACCCGGCAATAAGTTACTTTCCACTCATTCAATTTAGCCACAATTAACGGGAGCGTAACATCTGTATTTGCTTTATTAAACACGTAATCCACTAAATAGAAATCTTTGTTTATAACTGCGAGAATTGCCATTGCAGTATAATCCGCGCCCTGGTCCGCGACATCAACGTAACCAATACAACCCTCGATTTTGTCTTTTATGCTGTTTAAATCGGTTGTGGAAATGAATTTCAGGTCACTGAATAAACGTCCTTTAATGTCAACGGGTTCCTGTTGGTATTCAGCGGCCCAAATACTCGGATCCGTTCGTTTTTTTTTCGTTAAATATTCCTCGGTTGTCATTACATCAGTACAAAACGATTCGTTATTCTCATTCAATGCCGAAACTATAATCGATTTGTCGTAAATATTTTGTTGAATATTACGCCCAATCACGTCGTTTATACTCCAGCGCGTTCCAATATCAATTCGAGCGCATCCACTTTCGAACCTTGAATCGTGCGTTGCCTCTTTCCATTGAATTATTCTATCGTTTACCGTGTCGCTCAAAGCATCTTCCAAATTTCTGTAAAGGTCGTCGGTAACTCCGATCTTTGTCGCTCCAAAACCAATTATAGTACCCCCAACGCCCGCGCCAAAATACCCAACTTGTTTACTGTGGTTAGTGTTCCAACCCTGTAAATTTGCTTTGTCGTCGCTCAAGTGAATATTATTAAATACCAGCTTGAATTTATCGGATTTTACAATAGTTCTAACGTCGTAACTAAATTTCAAATATAGGGTTGCTGTACACGTGTTTCGCATTACGGATTCCGTTGGATTGCGACCAATTACCCACGCGCAAAACAATGAAGTAATATAACTTTTACCCGCTCGTGGTGGCATTGAAACGCTCAAAGAATTGATTTTTTTTTCTTCGATTTCCTGAAAACTTAACGCGATTTCGTGTAAAAATTCACGTTTTGAAAAAAAATCTTGATCGTAAAATAGGCAAAATTCCCAAAATTCACGCCTGCAAAGTTCGTGTTTTAGTTCCTTTTTTAACGCTTCGATTTTATCATTCACCTTTTAATAAATCTTTTATCTCATCGGTTGTTAAATCGCTTAAATCTACCGTAGTTTGCGTTTGTTCTATTTGTTGAATCGGTGAACCGTACCCCGAATCCATTAACGCCCTGTAAGCCGCTACATCGCCCTCACGAGCTTTTTTAATGAGAGCCAACGTCATTAAATCCTCTTGACTCATTGTTTGGCTTTCTCCTGTTAACGGGTTCTTTAGGTTCTGGTTTACTTCCAACCAATACTTTGCTATTGTGCTGCGGTTCTTTGCTCCTTTTGGGCGTCCTGCAGGGTTTCCGCTTTCTCCTTTGTCCCAAGCTGGTTTTAAATTATCTTCTTTTGCCATTTCGGTGTTTTTTCGGTGTTTAACGTACAAATTTACGTTTTTTAAAATATCAATTCAAACAGTCCATAAATTGAAAGCGCCACAATTACCCGGATTAAACTTTTATACGCGTGTGATTCATCGTAAATCCACTTTTGAATCGGTATTGAAGTAATCCACCAACACGCAGTTAAAATAATTCGATCCATTACAAACAAAGCTGTAAAAATCGGTAGTATTAAAAATCCTGTAATTACTTTTAGTTTTTTCATGTGTCAAATTTAGTTTAAATATTTCTTAAATCAATTTTTTGCTCCGTTCCGTTTGGATGCGTTACAATTAATGAAGTTAATTTTCCTATATTCCATGTTCCAAATTCTACTTCGTATGTTTCAAAGTTTATTTTTAAGTGATTATCATTTGGTAACTGCGTAAAACATTCAGTTTTTGGCGCGTTTTTTATTTCAGGGCAAATATTTTTATTCATTTTCTACGTGTTTTTTTATTAGATAAAAAGCGATACCGATTATAAAAATAATCCAAATCAGTATTGCAATATTTTTTAATAACATTGTTCCCGGCGTATTTGATAGTTTAATTCCTCATGCCACTCCATTAAATCGTTTTCCCAAACTTCCATATCAAAACCGCATAATTCAGGTTCGTTTAAAACAATTTCCTCGATCGCTTGACAAACTAATTTTCTGTTACGTTGGTTTAAAAATCCGCTTTTAAATACGTGTTCCCAATCGTACTGATCTAATCTTAAATCCACGCTATCAATTACGTGATCGCCGTTTTCGAGTGTAATGTTAAACGATACTTCACCGCAAAAATTCATTTGCTTGTTTCCTATTTCAATGTTGAAATAAACATCGTTATCGCAAAATTCTAAATTAACGATTTTGAAATTTCTGTTTTTAAATTCTACTGTTTTCATATTACTTGTTTTTATATGTTAAAAAATTTGTTTACTAAACTTTCAGTAGTTTTAAAAGATCCATTACTTGATCTAATTTCGAATAATTTAACGCTTTCAATTGGACTCAAGGCGCGTAAAATTAAAACCTCTTCACCCGCGTAAATTCTAAATCCTTCAGAAGTTTTAATCGTTGTTTTTGCAGTTGCTTTCATATACTTTGTTTTTAATTGTTTTCAAATTTAATATAACTTTTTGAATAAACAATACATTTTCAAAAAAAAAAGCGAAATTTTTTACGTTTCGCCTTTTTAGGTTTACCAGAGCATTATTTTTTAATCTTTTCAAGTATTGATTTTGGCGTGTGATACTGCCCTTCAATGTAAATCATTATTCTTACTAAATAATTCATATTCCTTTTTTGTTTAAATAATCCGCTATTCGTTGAATTGTTCGATTTGTAACCGATTTCCCGTTTAAAAATACGTGTATATTTGATTGATGCAATTTAGCATCCACACAAAACGCGTTTAAGGTTATTCCTGTTTTATTCAAATATTCTCGAAGTAGATTCCGCGTAATTTGATCGCTGTTTGCAATTATTTTAGTTGCTTTCATTCTTAAAAATCATTTAAAAAATCGTCTAAAACTGATTTTGTAGGTACTTCAGGCATTTGTTGAACTTCGTCAACCGGTTTAATTGATAAACTTAAAAACCCTTTGCCGTCTTTTGATTGTTTTTTCCATGCGCTTAAAAAGAATTCTCGGCCGTTGATCGTGATTTTACCGTTTAAATCTGGCTGCGTTTCTTTTACTTTTTTATCGTTTGTAAATAACGCTCCTGAATTGTCGTAAATTTTGTTTTCCATTTTTATTTTATTTATTTATTTTTGATTCCTAATTCAGCGCGGCAAATTTTAATTATAGTCGAATTGCTATGTAATGGCGTGCCGTTATCCATTTGTTCGATAATGTACATTAAAACGCTTTTTAACTCCTTTATTTCGTGTTTTAATTCTTTGATCTCTTCGTTAACTTCAGGATTCATTTATTGAAATTTTAATAATTTATAATTCATTCGTAATTTTTCCTTCCAAAATTCAGATTCGTTTTTATAAGCTTCGCAAATCGCCCGAAATTTTCCGTACGTTGAATTTTTTGAGTAAATAATTTTTTTTGCTTTTACTTCTCCGATTCCTTTTACGCCTTTTATATTATCGCATGCGTCCCCAACTAAAAACAGTTCACAAAGTAAATTTTCACAATCCGTTTTTGTCATGTTTTTAAACCCTTTTCGGATCTTAAACTCTTCGCCGTTTTCGTCGTATCTTTTTAGCTGGTAATAATCAAAATGCAGGCCTTCAATTTGCTTTAAATCCTTATCGATTGAACAAATAATATAATCATTTACATTTAATAACTGAGCGTTGTAATAAATAAGGTCGTCCGCTTCGTATTCGTCATGAGCAAATGAATTATTCCAATATTCAATTAAATAATCGCGTAATTCAGAAATCCAGCGATTTGGCTTTTTACGATTTGCTTTGTATTGTGGATCGATTTCTTTTCGAAAGTTGTTTTTACATTTGGTAAAAAAATACATCGTTTTTTCTACGTGAAAATGCTCCTCGATTTCGTTTAAAATATCAAAACTAATTTTTTCAAATCGATCGTACCCGCGTTGTAAAATTTCCATTTCAATCTCGAAGCGTAATTTCCCGCTTTTTAGCATGTTCCGAATTTCGCCGAAACTGATAACCTTGTAAATCGATTGATAAACAAGGCTATCCGCGTCGAATAATACCGTTTTAGATTCCATTTTCATTTAAGAAATTGATTTGTTCCTTTGAAAGTTCAAAACGTGCTTCAAGTTCGGTTCTTGTAAATTCCCCGCTTTGTATTTTTTCAACTGCTAATTTAAACCTTTTTGAGTCTAAAACTTGGTTTCCTGATGCGTCGTTATCTATGTCCGTAACTAATCCAAGCATTGCGCTCAAACAGTAACGTCGATAGTATGTTATTCCAGATCCGAAACATTGGTGTTCGTTCATTTTTGCAAGTTGAACGTTTGGAATTAAAGTACTCGATTCAAGTTTTTCACCGCTTTCGCAATGGAATACAATCGTAACTAAATAATTTTGCCCTTCGTGGCTGTTAATCATTTGAGCAAATCCTAATCCATGTTTTTGCATTAATGGATTAATAGTTTCAAAAATCTTTGGTAAATCGGCAAATTTATAACCGTAACCTTGCGATCCTTTGTGAATAGCTTTTACCTCCTGTTGGAATGCAGCTAAATTTTTAAATAACTCTTTCATATACTTTGTGTTTTTAATTGTTTGCAAATATAATGTAAATTTTTAATATAAACCTAATTTTTAAAAAAATATTACACAAATTCTTTTAATCCGTTCGCGCATCGCTCGATTGAATTTGCGCGCTCGTAAAGGCTTTTAATTTGGTTTTCAATAGTTTCCTTGCAATCAGTTGTAAAATACCCCTGTGAGGTCGCAATTAACGGCAATAAGCTATTTGAACGAATATAATTAACCAGCTTTCGTAATCGTGGTTGCGTTAATCTAATTTTATACCCGCGATCCGTTAAAAATTGATTCATTCGTTTTACTATTAATTCCGCTTTGATTGGATTATTTTTTTTATACGCCCTAAATCCATGAATTACAATTGGTAAAATTTCCAATTCCTGGTTAGTTAATTCATGCGTGTAATTTTCGAAATTTGTTAACATAATTTTCCGTTATCAGCAAATGAATAAAAAGAATCAGCCGTTAAAATAACGTGATCTAAAACAGTTGAATCCACTAAATTACAAAGCTGTTGTAAATCCTTAGTGATGTTTAAATCCGCTTGGCTTGGGTTTGCGTTTCCGCTTGGGTGGTTATGCGCTAAAATTATTCCACTTGCGAGGCTTTCCACTACGTACTTTAATAAGATTTTTTTATCAACTACGGTTCCAACAATTCCGCCTTGTGAAATTTTAGCATATCCGATCGTTTCGTTTGCCCTGTTTAAAAGTAAAATAAAAAAACTTTCAAATATTTCTAAATCGTCTCCGTAAAATTGGCGTATAAATTTTTCTGCGCTTTCCGAAGTTGTAATTTTTACTTTCGTAAATTCTGAATCAGTTGCTTTTAAATCAAATTTCTTTGCTTTCATAACCTTTTGTTTTTAATTGTTTTCAAATTTAAACTAAATTATTAATATAGCTACTATATTTTTTAATTATTTTCAATGTTTTTTACTTTTGCCTTGTAAATACTGATAATTTCTTTTAACTCATCAATTGAAAATTTGCGCGTTTTATCGGATTCATGTTTTAAAATAGAAAATTTGTAAAATCCAATTTTAGTAATTAAATTTTCCCTGTATTCAATTAAATTGCCATGCAAATAAGTATTGCAATACTCACATTGTAAATTTACATTCAGTTCGTTAAATCGAACGTTCCAATGGTTATTCGCGTTGTAAAAATGTCCCGCGTTTTCCTTTAATGCTGGTTTATTACATGAAATACAATTTTGC